CGCGCTAGATAAATAGAACGGGCGCGGCGCGATAAATGGCCGGAAGAGGCCGGATTAAAGCGGATCAAAGCGGACCGGCGCGGTACGGGCTTGCGCAGGGCGCAATGGCTTAGCCGGCGCTGTCGGATGGCTTTCCGGCCCTTTTGCGGGGTCGCTTTTCGCTGAATTTTTGGACGGCGCGCTCCAGTGCGGCTAAGCGTTGCGCTTCCGTAGCGCGAGAGAGAGCCGCAGTCAGGATTGCATCGGAGTCCCCTGGTTCAAGTTGCCCCAGCAGCCCCGTGAGGGCGGCGATGCGGTAGTGCAGGCTGCTCCCCGCGGCTTCGTCGTCCTCGATCTCGGCAGCAGGAGGCGGCGGCTCAGGCCGCGCGCCACTGCGCATGTCCCCCACCCCCATCAGTAGCCAATCCAGCGACACCCCCTGTTCTTTTGCCACGCGCATACATTCGGCATACGGGCGCGACTGCCTGTTGCGCCATTTGCTGACCTGATCCCGAGATACGCCCAAAGCACGGCCTAGCGCGGCGTAGTTCGGCACGCCCAGGGCCTCGCACAGCCTGTCGACTATAGCAGGGGCGGACTCTTGGTCGGGCGGTGCAGACAAAATTGCTATTTTTTTCCCCTTGCAAACCGCAGGCATTACGGATACAGTGCATATTATGAACTCACCTACAGCATACGCCATGGCGCGATCTACGCCCCGCACGTCAGAAAAATCCGACGCGGTGATGCGCGGAATCCGCGCCGAGTTGATTACACGCGGAACGTCACTGCGCGGCTGGGTCGCGGCCTGGGCGGATGCCAACGGCCGGGCGCGGCAGGCGGCGTACCAGACGGCGATCTCGACGATCCGCCGGCAACTGGAGCGCGGGCTGGCGCCGCAGGGGAGCGAGGGCGCGGCGATTGTCGACGCGCTGCGGGCTGACCTGGGGTCGGCGGTGGTGCCGTATCCGCGCGGGAAACTTGAACACACCGAGCGGTCGCGCGTGGGGCGCGGACGCCGGGCAACGCCGGCCGATGGCCGGGAACCGAGGGCTGAGTGATGAGCGGACCGATGGCGCGAGTGATGACGGTGCGCGAGGCGGCGCTGGCCGGGCTGGCAGCGTGCGGGCGGCTGAGCGCGGAGGGGGTGGAGGTGTTGGCGGCCCATGCGTCGACAGCGGGGGCGCGGGTGACGGTGGCACCGCCGCGGACCTGGACCGGACGCCGGCCGGCGCGGTCCCGGTGGTCTCGGCACGCCGAGACGCTGGTGTCGCAGATGGATCAGGGGGTGGTGGTGGAGTGGCGGATTCCGCGCGTCGTGACGGCGGCGGGGGGTGGGCGATGAGCGAGGTACCTGCCGGCTATCTGCTCGACGGCCAGGATCGCCTGGTGCCCCTCAAGAATGTGCCAGAGGTCGATCTGCTGCGCGACCACCTGGTGAACAAGCTCGGCGCCGTGGCGCGGCGGGTCAACGCGGACATGGCCGCGCTCAAGGCGCAGTTCTTGGCCGAGGTGGCCGAGCATGTGGCGCTGGTGGCGTCCGAGTATGACGTGGATATCACCGGAACCAGCGGTAATTGCGTGCTGCCCAACTACGCCAGCCGGCTGAAGGTCGAGCGGGTGAGTGCGGATCGGGTGGTGGTCGGCGAGCAGATCCACGCGGCCGAGGCGCTGGTGCGTGAGTACCTGGCGGATGCGACGCGGGAGGCGGGGCCGGCGCTCGTAGCGATCGTCGACCGGGCGTTCCGGAGGAACACCAAGACGGGGCAGTTGAATGTCGCGCGCCTCCTGGACTTCGTGGCGGTGAAGATCGACGACCCACGGTGGCGATCCGCGCAACAGGCAATCCGCGACTCGCTCCAGGCGCAGGGTTCCGTGACCTACTTCCGGGTCTACGAGCGCGACGATGCGACGCAGCCGTGGCGGCAGATTCCGCTCGACTTCTCCGCGATTCAGCCGGCCGACGCCCCGGTCAAATCCGCCAAATTGGCGGATTTGGATGCCGCCGACGCGCCGGACAAATCCGCCAATTTGGCCAATTTGGCCAATTTGGCCGATGCCGAGGGGCGCAACTGATGGCCACTACCGAGACGGTCGCCAGTGCCGGCGCCGTTCTCGACGTGCTCGATCTGCTGTTCCGCGCCGATTACAGCGTGGGCCTGACGCCCGGCGATGTGCGCCGGGAGTTGGGGCTGTCGGGCAGCGCGGTGACGCGCTACCTGGCGACGCTGGACGATCGGGGGGCGATCGAGCGCATCAGCGGGACCGACCGGGTGCGGCCCTCGATCCGCTGGGCACAGCGGGCAGCCGGGATTCTCCGGTCGCTCGATGACGCGGAGCGGCGCGCGGCCGAACTGGCCAAGCGCATCACGACACCGGCGAGTTGATCATCTAATAGGAGTGGATCATGGGGCGGACGAAGAGTGTGACGCCGTTTGTACCGGCGGCGACGGATGAAGAGATCGCGGCGAGCGATCCGACCTTTCGGGCGATGCAGGCGGAGGCGGATGGCCAGTACGATGCAGCGACAGACCTGGCGCAGACGCTGAGTTATGACGGCCCGTTGACAGTGCCGGCGCTGATGGACGGCATCAGGATGTATCAGCGGCGCACCGTTGATGACTGTCTGGAGCTTGGCAAGCGGCTGTGTCTGCTCAAGCAAGTGACCGGGCACGGCAATTTTTCCCAGGCGCTGGGTGTCCTTGGAATCGCCACCCGCACCGCGGAGCGGTTTATGGGCGCCGCGCTCAAAACCGCCAAATCCGCCAATTTGGCGCATTTGGCAAAAGCGGCCACGTCGGTGTCGCGGATGCTGGAGTATCTGACCCTGGATGATGACGAGGCGGCCGCCTTGCGCAACGGGGGCGAGGTTGGCGGCATCACGTATGACCAGGCCGACCTGATGACCGCGACCCAGTTGCGGGCGCACTGGAGGGAATCCCGTCAGGTCGAAGCGGCCAAGGATTCAGTGCTGGCAGAAAAATCCGCCAAGATTGACAAGCTTGCGACCGAAGTCGCGAAACTCCGCGCCGAACGCGACCAGCAATCCCTGCTGATCCAAGTCGCGGTCGCAGATCCGGACGAACAGCGCGCCCAACTCCTGGGCGAACTGCTGCGCCGCACCGCCCATGCCGAGATCGCCATCGTCGGCGACCTGCGGATCATCCTCAAGGCCGTGCGCGAGCACGCCGACAGCACCGGGCTCCCGGCCGATGACGCCATTGCCGGCGCCATGGGGCAGTTGCGCCGCGCCCTGGCCGAGGTGGAGTTCGAGTTCGACGTGAAGGCCGCTCCGGACGGCGCGCTGCTGCCCGAGGCCAGCATCTGGGATGCCGTGGGGGTGTCTTTCGACCGCGCGCAAGCCGGCGCTGTCGACCCCGCGGACACGGCCATCCCCACCACCGGCGAGCGCCTGGACAGTTGATCATGTACACCTGGACTCACACCCCCGCCGCCAACGCCCTGCGCGCCCTCCTGCCCGTGATGCTGCCGCTTGTCGAGCTGCATCTGCACGGGGTATCCGTCGTGCGCCTGACATCCGATCGCTGGGAGATTGCCGGCGGCGCGCCTCTGGCGCTGGACGCCGCCGCCGATGCTTTGGCGCTGCTGCACGATGCCGATCCGCTGCTGGGACTGCGCGCCAGCGATGGCCTGCGCCCCTGGCCCATCGATCTCGCCGCCGCATGAGTATCGCCATGCCGACACCCCCGCAGATCGCCGCTGCCGCCCGCGTTGCCGAGGCGTTGGCCACGGCCGGCCATGGGAAAAAACGTGCCATCGTCGCCGCGGCCTGCGCGGAGTTGGGCGTGTCTGCGCAGACGCTCTATACCTGGATGCGCCCGCATCGCGGGACCCCGCGCGCGGTGCGGGCCGACAGCCAAACGCGGGTGCTGAGCCAGCGGCGCGCCCTGGCCGCGCAAGTGGCGGCGGGGGACGATCCGGCGGCGCGCGATGCGCTGCTGGCGCTGGATGCGCAGTTGACGGGGCTGGCGAGCCTCCCCGAGCACGAGGCCCGGCTGCTCGCGGCGACGATGACCGAATCCGCCCGCGGCAAGGGCGGCGCTAAACAACTCATGTCGCTAGGCCATGCGGTCGACACCCTGCGCGCGCAGGGGCTGATTCAGGCCGGGCGGGTGGACCCGGAGACCGGCGAACTGAAGCTGCTGAGCCTGTCGGCGATCAGTCGCGGGCTCAAGCGCTTCGGGCTGCATCAGGACCAACTGCGCCAGCCGACGCCCCATCAGCCGATCCGCACGCTGCATCCGAATGCCCGCTGGGAGATCGATGCCAGCGTGTGCGTCGTCTATTACCTGCCGGGCGGCGGGGCGGTGGTCGAAGAGCTCGACCCCGCCAAGCACTACAAGAACAAGCCGGAGCACATCCAGGCCATCAGCCAGCAGCGGGTCATCCGCTACGTGATGTCAGACCATTGTTCCGGGGTCTTGCTGTGGCATTACTACCCGCATTCCGAGTCGGGCGCCCATACCGTGGCCTTCCTGGCGCGCTGCATGGCGCGCCAAGCCAATCCCGCCATCCCGGTGCACGGTGCCCCCTTTCGCCTGGTGGTGGATCCCGGTGCGACCGCAGCCGGGACGGTCGAGCGCTTCTGCGGCCTGGCCGGCATCGACCTGGAGCCGACCGGGCGGCGCAACCCGCGCGCCAAGGGCTCAGTCGAGAAAGGCAACGACATCATCGAGCACGCGTTTGAGGCGGGCCTGCGCTTCCAGAAGCAGCGCGTCACCGACTTTGACTCGCTCAACGCCCTGGCGGACGTGTTCCAGGCCCATTGGGGCGCGACCGCGATTCACTCGCGCCACGGCCTGACCCGGTTTGCCGCCTGGGCAAAAATACAGCCGCACGAACTACGCATTACCGAGGGCGAGGCCGTGCTGCGCACGCTTGCCACCGAACACCCAGCGACCCCCAAAGTCAACGGCGAGCTCACGGTGGCCTACCGCGGCCAGGACTGGGACGTGAGCGACGTGCCCGGCGCCAACGTCGGCGACCGGATCGCCGTGCTGTGGTCCCCACTGCTCGGCGCCGATGGCCAAGGCCACGCCGTGGCGGTGCTCACCGACCCGGCGACCGGCCGCGAGGTCTACCGCCCGCTGCCTCTGGTGGCCCGCGACGACTGGGGATTCCGCTCCGACGCCCCGGTGGATGGCGAGCGCTACGCCCGGCCGAAAGACACCGCCGCCGACCGCGCGCGCAAGGACTTAGCGATGCTCGCCAGCGGCACCACGACGCTGCGCGACGACGAACTGGCGCGCCGTCGCAAGGGCTTCCGCCCGCTGGCCGGCCTGGACGACGGCCGCGGCATCGATCCCTACCGCACCGCCGACACCGCCGAGCCGGTGGCCTGGCTGCCGCGCCGCGGCACTGATCACCGGGTGCGCGTGCCGATCGTCGAGACGCCGGTGCTCGATCATGTGGCCGCCGCGCTGCGCCTGGCCCCGCTGGTGCGGGCCGCCGGGGGCGCGTGGGGGCCGGAGCGCTACCAATGGCTGGCCGAGCGGTATCCCGCGGGCGTGCCCGAGGATGCGCTGGAGGCCCTGGTGCGCGACTGCGCACCGGCGGTGGAGATTCTGCCCGACGCACCCCGCGTTGGGCTCACGGTGGTCCGCTGATGCGGGCCGATGCTGAGGAGACCGCGATGGCGACCCAACTCGCCCACCTGCTGCGCACCCACCGGCTGAGCCAGCGTGCCCTGGCCACCGGCCTGGACTTGGCGCCCAGCACGGTGACCCACTGGCTACGGCACGGACGCCGGCCGGCCGCCGCGACGACGGCATCTGTACAGGACTGGTTGGAGGCACAGGGCGTGCCGACTGAAGAGGCCGCGGGCTGGGAGCGCCCGCTGCCAAAAGAGGCGTCGACCGGGGTTGCACCCCCGGCCGACGTGTCCCCTGAACCGACCAACGACACAGAAGACCCTGACATGCTACTGCTTCGACAGCCCATTCACCAAGCGACCCGGCGGCACTTCGGTTTATCGTGCGATCCCTTCGCGCGAGACCCGGAAAGCCGCGCGGACATTTTCTCGTCCCCCGACATTGCCTATGTCCGCGAAGCCATGTGGTCGACGGTCCGCAACGGCGGCTTGTTGGCCGTGGTCGGCGAGTCCGGATCCGGCAAGACCACCTTGCTCGACGACATCGAGCAGCGCATCCACGACGAGGCCGCGCCCTACATCCTGATCCGCCCCGATGTCACCGGCATGGAAGCCAGCGACACCCGCGGCCGGCTGCTGCGCGTGGGGCACATCCAGGAGGCGGTCATCCATGGGCTGAACCCGGAGGCGTCGCTGCGCCAAAGCCCGGAAGCGCGCGCCCGGCAGATGCGCGATGCACTCATCGCCGCCCGCGAGGCCGGCCAGCGGGTGACGATCGCGATCGACGAAGCCCACGCGATGCCGGAGCCGAGCCTCCGCCATCTGAAGCGCCTCCTGGAGGTCAAGTACGGCCTGACCCGCCTGCTGGCGATCATCATCCTGGGCCAGCCGGAGCTGGCCAATCGCCTGAGCGAGCGCAATCCCGCCTACCGGGAGGTGGTGGCGCGGACCGAAGTGGTCCGCCTCGATCCGCTCGATGACCAACTCGACCGCTACCTGGCGCACCGGCTGCGCCTGGCCGGGCGGGAGCTGGCCGAGGTGATCGCGCCGAGCGGGCTCGATGCCCTGCGCAAGAAGTTGAAGATCGCCGACGCGACCGCCCGCACGGCCGCCCGTGAGCCCTCGCGCGCCTATCCGTTGCTGGTGGGCAACCTGGTGGCCGCCGCCCTCAACCTCGCCGCGGCAGCGGGCGCGCCCGCCCCGCTGACCGGCCCTGTCGTGGAGAAGCTTTGATGATCCGCATCGTCCCCACCATCACGGCCCCGGTGACTCCGCACGGGTGGACCCCCGAGCGCGGCACCAACCACCGTTTCGACTGGAGCCCGGTAGAGAAACAGGTGCTGCGCGAGCAGTACCTGCCCGCGGGCCTGCGCGCCTGCCAGCGGCTGCTGCCGGCGCGCAGTTGCGGCGCCATCCTCAACGCCGCGCGGGGCATGGATCTGCGGCGGCAGCGCCGGCACATTTTCAATGACCCGTCGACCCCCGAGATCGACGCCCAGATCCGGGCCTACTACCAGGCGGGCGGCAAACGCCCGCGCGGCGCCCAGGCCAAGCTGGCGGCCAAGGTCGACCGGCCGCGCCATTGGGTGCTGGCACGGGCGCGGGAGTTGGGCATCGTCAACGGCAGCCTGAAGCCGGCCAACTGGTCGGCGGCGGAGTTGGCGATCCTGGACGACGCGGCCGAAGACGGCGCGCGGGCCATCCAGCGGCGGCTCAAGCGCGCCGGCTACGTGCGCAGCTTGGGCGCCATCCTGTGCCGCTGCCGGATCGAGGAGGTCGCGCTGGGCGGCAATCCGGATATCTACAACGTGCATCAGATCTGCCAGCTGATGGGGGTGGAGGGCAAGGTGGTGCAGCGCTGGATCGGGCGCGGCCACATCAAAGCCAAGCGCGACAGCAGCGACGGCCCGCTGCCGCGCTGGATCATCCGGCGGACCGATCTGCGCACTTTTCTCATTGAATCGCCGCTGGAGTGGGAGGCGCGGCGAGCCGACCATCTGTGGCTGATCGAGATTCTGGCCGGCCGCGTGGGCCTCAGCGTCGCTCAAGCACTGGAGGCCCCATGATCACCTTTTGCGAGCTGAAGACCCAGCCGGAGCACACCGCGGCCGAATTGGCGATGGTGATCCAGATCCCGATCGGCATGCACTCGCAAGACCCAGCGGCCAAGGTGTTCAACGAGCGGTTGTTCGCCGATCCGGCCCCCGCGGTGCTGCCCGATCCGCCCGGCGCCCAGCGGCGCAGTCGCGCTCCGCGCGGGCTTGACCCGGCCGGTATCGCGGCGCGGCTGCTGCGGCTGGCGCAGGGGCTGGACCGGCCGATCACCTGGGCCGAGATCATGGGCGAGTTTACGTCGCGGGTCGGGGTGGCCCCAGCGCTGAACCGATTGGTGGTGCGCGGCAATCTGTCGACGCGGTGCGTTTATCGCGCCGCGGATCACAAAAAGTGGCGGCAGTGGCGGTTGGCGGATCGCCCGTGGGGGCCGTTGCCGCTCGGCGTGGTGGTTGTCCAAGAATTGCGAGATCTGTAATGACTGACCTGCATCCTGGAATTGCTGAGATGGCAACCGAACAACTGACCCTGGACGGGCTGATGGATCTGCTGTGCGACTACCGGCAGACGGTTGGGGGGAAGTGCCCGATTGCCATCCAGTACGGCGACAGCGGGAGCTATGCCCTGTCGACCGGATTGGTACATGCGGTCTACCTGGAGCGCGCTGAGTGCGATGCGCCAGTGGTCGCGCCCCTGCGCCGCATCCTTGGATTGGGGGCCGACGTTAGCGGCTACCTTCCCGCCGAGGCCCCGCAAATAGCGTTGTGCCTGCGCCCCTGGTGCCCGCCGCACGACGCGGACGCGATGACGACCGCCTGGCCCGACGCCCTGGAGGCCGCCCGATGATCCCCAACACCAACCCCCTGGGCCAGGCCCAGGAGCTGCAATCGGCGCTCGCCAATCGGGCGCTCATCGGCCGCACCCTGCTGCGGCGCATCCTGCACCGCGACGTGGCGCGCGCGCGCATTTTGTGGGGCCTGTGGATCGAGTCGTTCGAGGCGGTTGACCAGGCGCGGATCGCGGGCGGGGCGGCGCCGCGCCTCTGGTGGGCGGATGTGGATTGGGCGGCGTGGATCGCGGTGATCGGCGCCTGGGCGCTGGTCGCTTGTACGGCCGGGTATGCTTTGTGGAGGGCAGCATGAAAGCAGACGTTGATGGGACACCGACCGAGCAATTCCGCGCGCGCGCCGGCTGGGTCAGTGCGACGCAGGCCGCGAGTGTGGCGCCCCCTGGCCAGCGCTGCGGCACCTGCATCAACCTGGGCCAGCCGGCCGACACCGACAACGGCCGCCGGGCCGCTTTAGCAAAGCTGCACATCGGGAAAAAGGAGCTTGGGCTCGACGATGACACGTGGCGCGCGATGGTGCGCCGCGTGAGCTACGGGCGCACCACCAGCTCGGCGGACCTGAAAGACCTGGAGCGCGATGCTTTGTTGCGCGAGCTTAAAGTCGCGGGCTTCCGCCCGCAGATCAAGCCCAAGCCCCGCCCGGTGCAGCAGGCCATCGCCGCGAGCAGCAAGGAAGCGCTGGCCGGCAAGGTCCGTGCCCTCCTGCTCGACGCCGGGCGCGATGACGCCTATGCCAACAGCATCGCGGCCCGGCGCTTCGATGTGCTGCGCTGGGAGTGGCTGCCTTACGTCGAATTGCGCAAGCTGGTGCAGATGCTGGTGATCGACGCGCAGCGGCGCCAGCGCCGCTTGGAGGCGGCCCAATGACCATGGTCGACATCCACGTGCAATTTTGCGCCAACCCATCAGCCGATAGCTGGCGCCATGCGCTGGGCATCTGGCTGCACCGCCTGGCCGCGCACATCGACGGTCGCGCGTATCTGCGCATCGACATCGGATGCACCGGCGCCCCGCTGCCGCCGTTGGAGGACATCACCAAGGCGATGGAGATCGGTCACCGGCGCACCTGCGAGCTGATCGCCACGGCCGCGCGACTACAGATGATCGAGCGCGTCGCAGCGCGGACCAACCCGCAACTGTGGGAGGGCTGCCCATGAGCCCGCCCCTCACCGCCCACGCCATCTGCCAGGCCGCCGCGGTCGCCCTGCGCGTCGAAGGCATCGACGCCGAGGTGATGCTGTGCGTGCCGCACGATCTCGCGCTGCCGCCCGGCTTTCCGCCAGGTCGGGCGACCCATGAGAACAACCGGGGACAGCACGCCATGTACCGGGCGGCGAGCCTCATCCGGTATCTGGACGGCCGCCGCACGGCGGTGCGGGAGGCGCAACTGGATGCCACCCTCACGCCGGAGCAGCGCGCCCTGGAGGTGCCGCGATGAGCGGACCGCACGCGACTATCTACGACCCGCTGCCGCTCAGTGTGGCCGACCGCGCGTGCTTTACCTGTCGGCTGCCGGAGTGCACCGAGTCACCGAGCGACTGCGCACGGATTCAGGTGCTGCGGGCGCGGGCTGCCAAGGAGTTAGACGTGTGGCGCGGGCAGTGTGAGGGGCGCAAGACAGAAAAACGGGGGGCCGCCGCATGACCATCCTCGGCACCTGCTGGAGCTGCGGCGCGGCCGGCCCGCTGGGCCTATTCCTGGCCGATGCCCAGGCCCGTCGGGCCCTGGCCGCCGCGCTCAAGCTCCCGCCCGAACTCGCCGAGGCCATCGTGCCCTATCTGGCGCTGCACGGACCGCAGCCCCGGCCCGACAAGGACGGCGTGCTGGTGCGTCGCCGGCTGGCCAGCGACAAGCTGGCCCGCCTGCTCGACGAGCTGCACGCCCTGGTGAGCGCCGGCACCGTGACGCGCAAGCGCGACACCCGCGCCGCGCCGCTGGCGGCCTGGGTCGATGGCTTCGCCCAGGTGCAACGAATGCGCGATGCGGGTACGCTGGATCTACCGCTCGACGGGCATGGGCTGCTCTGCGAAATCGTCTACCGCCGGGCGGGCCAGGCCGGCGCCGGGCGCACCGCGGCCAGTGCCGACCAGCCGCTGCACCCCAGCCATCAGCCGGTCGCCGCGGCGGCCATCGACACCCGCCGCGGCGCCGTCGCGGAGCTGCTGGCCGAACGCGCGCGGCTGCGGCTGTGCCTGGAGCGCGACGCCGACACCGCGGAGCGGCGCGCGGAGCTGGCCGCGGTGGAGGCTGCCCTGGCAGCGCATGGCATCGACCCCGCGGCGGCGCTGGCGCGGCCTGGACGGGTGGCCGGGATGCGCGCGTTGGCGTCGCTGCTGCCGAAGACCGTCGATCCAGACGATAGTGTGAGGTGATCGCCATGCTGACTCCCCATCTGCGCGACCTGCACGACGCCCTCGGCCCCGAGGGCCTGGCGGTGCTGGTGCGCGCCTATGGGGGCCTGCGCATCCGGGTGCACACGCGCCCGCGCCTCGACACCGAACTGGCCGAGCGGCTCGGCCCCGAGATCTATGCGCGGCTCCAGCAGACCTACGCGGGCGAGGAAATCGGCGTGCCCCAGCTGACCGCGGCGGTGGCCGCGGCGCGCGCCGCGCGCGTGCTCGAACAGCACGCGCAGGGCGTGACCGCCGCGCGGATCGCGCGGGCCGAGGGCATCTCGCTGCGCTGGGTGCGCGAGCTGCTGGCGCGCGAGCGGGGGGGGCAGGTGCCGGCGGGGGAGCCGGCGCGGCAGTTGATGTTAGACTTGTAACTGAGCACACGATTTACGTCAGGGACCGCGCGGAGGCTGACGCAAAGTTCGAGCTCGTAGGTTGGGGTGAGGAACGAACCCCAACGATAACAAACGGGAATGTTGGGGTTCGTTCCTCACCCCAACCTACAAGTGGTTTGCATCCCCCCCCACCCTGACCCCCGCGGTGCAGCCCTGCACCGCGCCCCTGACCCCCTTCGCCCGGCACACTGTCGGGCATGAGCCCCGCACCCCACTACCTCATCGACGCCCATCACCGGCTGCAAGCGGGCCCGCCTGCCGCCCCGGTGGATCACACCCTGCGCACGCCCAATCTCAGCGGTGCGCTCGCCCCGCGCGCCATCGTGCTGCACTACACCGGGGGCGGGTCCGCGCTGGGCTCCGCCCGCTGGCTGTGCGACCGAAAAGCCAGAGCCTCAGCCCATCTCGTGATCGAGCGCGACGGGCGCATCTGGCAGTTGGCCCCGTGCAATGTCAAGACCTGGCACGCCGGCAAATCGACCTATCAGCAGTGGTCCATGCTCAATGACTACGCTATCGGCATTGAGATGGCCAACTACGGCTGGGACACCCGCAAGGCGCAGCCCGGCACCCCAACCCTGCATCTGCCCCATCGGCTGGAGCGCACGGTCCGCGCGTGGGAGGTCTACCCCGCGGCCCAAGTCGCCGCGGTGGCCGCCGTCTGCGCCGCCATCCGCCAGCGCTACCCATCGGTGCAGCCCATCATCGGCCACGACGACATCGCCCCCAAGCGGAAGCGGGACCCCGGCCCCGCGTGGGACTGGCCCGCGTTTCGCGCCGCCCTGGCGGCCTATCCTGGAGTCCATCATGACTGATCCGCAGACCGTCCCTTTTCCCACGGAAGCGCCAAAACCCTGGTTCGACTCGGCCACCATCTGGGCCAACCTCGGCCAGATCGGCGTCGGCCTGGCCCTACTGCTGGGTGTCGCCCTCGGCTGGCTGCCCGGCGATGCCGCCGTCCTGGCGGTGACCCAGATCACGCTCGGCGCCGCCGGGATCGGTGGCCGCGCATGGGCAGCGCAGCCCATCGCCCCCATGCCCATCGTCACCGCGGCCACCGAGTGGCTGTTGGCGCGCCTGCCCCGGCGCTGAGTGCGCAGCCATGCGCCTGAGCTGCGCCGCGTTGCTCGGGGCCGTGCTGGCCCTCAGCCTGGCACAGACGGCGCTGCTGTGCTGGGCGCAGTGGGCCAGCCGCCAGGCCGCGCGGGCCATCGCGCGGCACTATCACGGGTTGTGTGTCGCCGCCATCGCAGATCTGCACACCGCCATCGAGCGCTCACACCTGGATCACTTGGCGGATGCCACGGATCGGCTGAGCGCCAACTGTGCGGCGCTCGATCGCGCACAGACGCGGCTATCCGCCGCGCTGGACCACTACCCACCGGAGGGATCATGACCGAGGCCGATTATGTAAGGATTGCATCGGATTGGGGGCGCTTTATTCTCAGCGGAATTGTCGGAGGCAGCCTCGCTGCCTGGGCCACGCTGGCCCGGCGCGACACCGCTGCCGCCGAGTTCCTGCGCAAGATCGACACCCGCCTCGCCGTGGTCGAAAGCCATCCGCCCGGGCCCGACTGCCAGGCCCACAAGGCGCGCATGAGTGCGCTGGAAATCCAGATCGGCAAGAGCCTCGGCCAGGCCGACATCGTGCGCACCCATGAGCGCATCGACAAGCTCACGCAATCGGTGGGCGAAATCTCAGGGACCGTGCACCGCATCGAGTGCAGCGTCGACATGATGTCGCAGCACCTGCTGGCGCACGGCCCCCGCACCGGAGATCGCCACCCATGAGCACCCCCGCCGACTACCGGGCCGCGGTCGCTGAAGACCAGCGCCTGGTCATCCTGCAAGTGCTGGCCGGCGCCCCGGCCTACACCGCCCATGAGCATGTGCTGCGCACCGCCCTGGGCGCCCTGGGGCGCAGCATCGACTACGGCACGCTGCGCAGCCATCTGGCCTGGCTCGACAGCCGGCCGGAGGCGCTGATCACCGTGATGGGGACCGACACCCAAGTCGCGCGGCTCACGCTGCGCGGTGAGGATGTGGCGCTGGGCCGTGCGCACGAGCCGGGCGTGGCCCGGCCGCGGCCATGAGCGAGGCCACCATCGACGCGCTGGCCGAAACCACCGCCCAAGGCGCGGCCGTCGCCGCGGTGCTGGCCGATCTGCCGATCCGCTCGCGCGGCCTGATCTGCGGCCTGACGGTGGTGCGCCTGAGCGACGACCAATGGAGCGTGTGGCCGGTTGGCGAATGCCCGTGCCGCCCGGCCAGTTGGCCGCTGATGGATCTGGCTGTCGCCGCCGCCCGCATCGTCGCAGCCCGCCCCGGCGCCCCCGTGCGCCGTGCCCGCTGATGCCCCCGCCCCGCAAGATCGACCGGTTGCCGCCCGACGTCCGCAGCGAGCTGGCCGAGCGCGCTGCCGCGGCCGGCTGGGGCGACATCATCCCGCTGACGATCTGGCTGCGCTGCGAAGGCTACGACATCGGCAAGTCGGCCGTAGGCAAGCACGTCAAAGCGCTTAAAGACGAGTACGACGACACGATGCGCGAGGTCCGCGCCATGGCCGAACTGTCGCGTATGTTGGTCGACGAAGACCCCGACCAACAGGCCTCGCTCAACGACATGGCCGGAAGGCTGATGACAGATCAGTTAGTGCGCGCCGCCAAGGAGCTGCGCGGCGCGGTCGACATGCCCATCGACGACCGCATCAAGCTGCTTGGCAAGCTGGCGACGCCCATCGTCCAAGCCCAGCGCGCCGCGGTCTACCAGCGCCGCTACACCACCGAAGAGCGCCGCCGCATCGCCGACGAGGCCGCCGCCGCCGAGCGCGCCGCCGCTGCCGAGCGCATCGGCAGCGCCGCCCAAGCGCGCGGCCTGTCGGCGGAAGAAGCGCAGTTCTGGCGCGAAAAAGTCCTCATGGGCATGTGATGGCCGTCCCCGCCCCGCTCCCGGATACCCAGCGCATCGTCGACTGGGACGAGCTGCCCGACGCGGTGCGCCAGATCCCGGCCGACTTCGACCCGCGCCGCGAGGGCGTGCTGATGCAGCACCAGTCCGATTGGATTCGGATGCAGCAGGGGTTGGACATTGCGGTCTGCGAAAAGGGCCGCCGCACCGGGATCACCTTCGCCCAGGCGCTGGCCGATACCATCACGGCCGCGAGCGACAAAGCCGCCGGCGGCTCCAACGTCTGGTACATGGCGGACACCCGCGAGAAGGGCCTGGAATACATCGGCTATGTCGCGCGGTTCGCCCGCCTGGTGGCCGCCGGCCAGGCGACGCTGATCGAGTCGCACATCTTCGTGGATCAGACCGCCGAGGGCGGCAGCCGCGACATCCAGTCGTACCGCGTGCGCTTCGCCAGCGGCTACCGCATCACGGCGCTGTCCAGCCGGCCGGAAAACATCCACGGCCTGCAAGGCGTGGTCGGCATCGACGAGGCCGCGCTGCACAAGAACGTGAGGGCCGTACTGGAGAGCGCGACCGCGCTGCTGATCTGGGGCGGAAAAATTCGCGTGTGGTCTACGCACCGGGGGAAAAATAACCCCTTCAATGAACTACTGACCGACGTGCGCGCCGGCCGCTACGGCGCCAAGGCCGGCGCCATCCGCATTACCTTCGACACCGCGGTCGAAAACGGCCTGTATGAGCGCGTCTGCGCGATGCAAGGCAAGGCCCCGACCGCGGAGGGTAAGCGCACCTGGTACACCGCGATCCGCGCCGCCTACGGCCCGCGCGCCGCCGCGATGCGCGAGGAACTGGACGCCATCCCCCGCGACGGCGCCGGCACTGCGATCCCGTCCGTGTGGATCGAGCGCGCCATGCCTGCCGTGTTGCCGGTGGTCCGCCTGGTCTGCGACGACGATTTCCCGCGCCAGTCGGAGCGCGCGCGCGAGCTTTGGTGCCAGACCTGGATCGGCACCCACCTGGCGCCCGTGGTGCGCGACGCCATTGCCGCCGCGCCGCTTGGCTGCCGCTGGGCGATCGGGATGGACTTCGCCCGGCACCGGCACATGTCGGTCATCATCCCGGCGCGCATCACGCAGGAGTTGGGCCGCGCTGCCCCCTTCGTGTTGGAGTTGGCGAACGCGCCGACCCGTCAACAGCAACAAATCCTGTGGTGGCTGCTCGACACCCTCACCGGCTGGACCTTCGCCGGGGATGCCACCGGCCCCGGTCAGACGCTGATGGAATACACCGGCGACCGCTACGGCCGCGCGCAAGAGCATCCCGAGCACCCCGGCACCTACATCGGCGGCCCGGTGCATGAGATCGTGCTGTCGCGTGCTTGGTACGGGGCGCACATGGGGCCGTTTATCTCGCTGTTCGAGGACGGTTTTATTTCCTTGCCGCGCGATGCGTCCCTCGAGGACGACCTGCGCGCCATCGAGTATGTCGACGGCATTGCCATGATTCCCAAGCTGGAGCGCGCCGATCTCAAAGACCCGGACCTGATCCGCCACGGCGACGGCGCCATCGCCGGGTGCCTGATGGCGTTCGCCGCGCGGCATCCCGCCGGCGGCCCGGTCGACTTCCAGAGCGCCGGCCCGCGCGACCAGGTGGCCGCCGAGGGCTACCAGCTCCCGGCCGCCCGCACCGCCGGCCAGGTGACCGAGACCGCCCCGGTCGGCTGGGGCAGCGTCGGCACTGGCCTGGATTTCCAGGGCTGGGCATGACCACCATCCGCATCGACATCGACACCGCGGCGCCCGGCGAGACGCTGATCACCGCGTCGCTCGATATCGCCGACCTCCTGGAGCGCTACCTGCACAGCGACCCCAGCCTGAGCATCGCCGAATGCACCGCCGCCGCCATGCTGCTGGCGACCCTGCGCCAAGGCGGCACCCTTGAATCGATCCCCCTCGCGAGCTGACCCATGACTGTGCTGACCCGACTCGCCGCCCGCCTGCTGCCCGGCCTGGTCGCCGACCATGCCGCCGCGCCCCCGCTGGGCGAGGTCGCTACCACCAAGGACGGGCGCGACATCACCCGCGGCTATGTCGACACGCTGGACCTGCTGGGACCGAGCGACTACCTGCTGCTGGGGCGCGCGGGCGGCGACTACCAGATCTATGAGCAATTGCAGACCGATCCCCAGGTGCAGACCGGGCTGATGCAGCGCAAGAAGGCGTTGGTAAGCAAAGAGTGGGAAGTGCTGCCCGGCAAGCGCCGCGGTCAGTACAGCAAGGCCAAGGCCAAGCAGGCGGCCGAGTCGCTGCAAGCGATGCTGGAAGACCTGGGCGGCGAGTCCGACACCGACGCGGGCGAGCAGGCGCAGCCGATGCCCGGCTGGGATGCCGTCAGCGAGGTGATGCTGCACGGCATCTTCCCCGGCTTTGGCGTCGGTGAGTGCCTGTGGCAGCGCGACGGCCGCGAGGTGGTGCTCGATCGGGTCGCGGTGCGCAAGTCGCGGCGGTTCGGCTTTGCGCCGGACGGGGCGATTCGGCTGATCACCAGCGCCAACCCGCTGGGCGAGGCGCTGCCGCGCCAGAAGTTCTGGAGCTTCACCAACCACAACGATTGCACCGATGACCCTTACGGCCTGGGGCTCGCGCACTGGCTGTATTGGCCGGTCTACTTCAAGCGCGCCGATCTCAAGGTCTGGCTGACCTTCCTGGACAAGCTGGGCCTGCCGACCACCATCGGCGAGTTCCCCACCAACGCGACGCCTGCCCAGCAAAACAAGCTCTTGGCCGCGGTGCGCGCCGTGCGCTCCGACTCCGGCATCATCATCCCCCAGGGCATGGTGGTGCGGCTGCTGGAGGCCGCGCGCTCCGGCACCGCCGACTATGCCGCGCTGCACCAAGTCATGGACGCAGCCATCTCCAAGGTGCTGGTCGGGCACTCCGCTGCTGCCGACGCCACCCCCGGTCGGCTCGGTGGCGAGGACCGCGCCAACGCGGTCGCCGACAACATCATCAAGGCCGATGCGGACCTGATCTGCGGCAGCTTCAACGTCGGGCCGGCGCGATGGTTGACGGCCTGGAATTTCGGCGACACCGTGCCCGCGCCGCAAGTCTGGCGCCGCATCGCCAGCGAGCCGGACCTGAAGCCCCTGGCCGAGCGGGATCGGATCATCATGGACCTGGCCGCCGGCTGCGGCCAGCGCCTGACCGTGGCCTATCTCACCGACACCTATGATGTGGAGTTGGAGCCCACCACCGATCCGGACCCCGCGCCGCCCGCGGCCCCCGGCGCCCCTGCGCCCACCGACCGCGCCG